CCCGCATGTAATTGATTGCGAAAGATACGGCGCCAAACTTGTCCTCGGCTGTCTTGAGAGCAAGGTAGACGAGCCCGCCTGGTACCAGAAAGGGCCATAGGATCTTTAGCCATTTGACGACGAAATCGATAGCGGCGCTGATCTCTTTCCAGTTGTCGATAAACGGTCGGAGCGCCTGCATCGTGATTCGCGTTACAGCTGCAAATAGTGTGTCGACGATGTTTCGGAATGTTTCGCTGTTTCGGTAGGCAAGGATAATGCCGGCAACGAGTGCAGCGATCGCGACCACGATCAGACCGATAGGGTTTGCTGTCAGGGCAACATTTAGAAGAAACTGGGCGGCTGTCCAAGCGATCGTGGCGCCTCTTACGATCGATGCAATAGCCTGGTACGCGCTTAGTGCAGCGTTGACCGCGATCACGGCGACGGCAAGAGCGGCGATCGCGCCGCCAATAATAAGAATCGCTTTTGTGTTGTCTTTGAGTAGGGCGGCAAGTCGTACTAGGTAGGGTGCGATCTGGGAGAGAACGGGTAGGAATGCGGCGCCGATCTGCTCTTTTGTTTCTGCGATAGTGAGCTCGAAGATCCTAAATTGTCCGGCAGCGGTTCCAGCGGCTTCGGATGCGGCGCCGCCGGTGACTCGAGCTAGTTCGGCATTGATTCGCGCGAAGTCGCCTGACTTTACGGCGGCCTTGTCTAGTCCGGGGATAAGTTTGGCGAGAGCTGCTCCGTCACCGGCGTAGGCTTTGGCAAGAGCCTTTGATACGGTCGCGGTGTTTTTGCCGGACGCGGCGGCGACGTCGAGGGTAATGGCTAAGGCGGCTTGAGCTGTTTCGACGTTGCCGGTTACGGTTGCAAGCGTTGCGAGGGCTGGGCGTAGGTCGTCATCTGCGACGCCGGTGGCGAGGCTTAGTTTGGTGATGTAGTCCTCCGCGCTGGCGATGACGGCGTCGGTTGCGCCGGTGACGCGGCGGAGTTGTCCGGCTAGTTTGACCTGGGCGGCCTCGTCCTCGGCGGCGGCTTTCGCGCAAGCGATAGCGGCACCGGCTAAAGCGACGAGTGCGAGTGCTGCGGGTACGGCGGCTTTGCGCGTTACGTTCGATGCTTTTTGGCTTGCCGTCATCTGCTGACCGAGGGCCTTGTTTACCTTCCCGATCTCGCCGACGGCCTGACTCGAGTTCGCGCCAATCTTGATAAGTACGTTTGCTGCGCCTGCCATTAGATCACGTTCGCTTCCTGAAGAATGCGGAGCACGGCTCGCTTATAGTTGTCAGTAGCGGTTGGTGATTCTGCGAACACTTTGGACGTGAGCGTAATCCAGTACCCGTTGGGGTTTCTGGGAGCAAACCTGCCTTTTGTGTCGCCGTACTCGACCGACCAGAGAAGATCGCCCGCGGTCGCTGCGCGCTTTTGTTTTGTCTTGCGCGAGCGGTAGGGCCTGCCTACTTTTTTGGTACCGCCGACCATGACCACGGGCGTACGATCGGTTTTGGTTTTGATGCTTTCGGCGACTAGGCGGGTTTGTGGAGCTGGTTCCGCGTACGCTGCGATCTTGAGTCGACGAGCAAGATCCTCGGCGCACTCTTTGGCGGCGATGCGTAGTTGCGCGTTCGTCGACTTGCGGAGCTCAACGTCCACGGTTTTGAGCGCGTCAAATAGGACGCGCATATCGTCATCGTCGACGTAGATCTCCGAGCCGCGTGGTTTTGCCCTGGCCATTACTTTTTAGCTCGATCCTCGAGGACGCGAACCATCGTCGCAAGGTCGGATGCGTCCTCGAGCCAGAGGACGCTTGGCGGTATGCCGGTTTCGATTGCGAGGACTGCCACTAGACTTCCGACGTGTCCTCGGTCGTAGGGTTTGCATCTTCGACCTCGAGCGACACGTCGTCGACGTTTTTGCGCCATGTGTCGAATCCAATGTCTTTACCCGTGCGAGTAGCGCCGAGTGACGCGAACGCCACGAACAGCGTCCACGTCATCGGGCTTTTTTCTGGGCTCGAGTCGAGCTTGCGCGTATGGGCGTGTTGCTCCCATGCGGCGAGCGCGTTGATTCCGCCCGTAAAGTCCTCGACGGTGCCGTCGAGGTATGTCACCTTCCCCTGTAGCCGGATCATGGGCTAGGGCGTGTAGGTGCGGGTTGGGTCACCAATGAGAGGAAACTCGAACGCCACGCTCGACTGGACAGCGACGTCGCCGCCGATCTCAATCGGGCGAATCTGAACGGTGCCGGTGTAGGCCATTCCGGCGCTCGTCAACGGCTCAAACTCGAACGTCTTTTCGGTGCCGCTGTTGTCCATTGCCCAGTTGACGAAACCCTCGTCATCCGACCAGTCGGAGATCGTGTTGCCCGAAAGGGCCCACGTTACCGTCATTTCTGGGGCGGGATCGGGTTCGCCGAGGGTTGGGGTTCCGTCGGTTTCTGCGACGCTGGGGACGAGCTTAGCGCTGGCGACCTGGAGCGAGAAGTCCTCGGGGCCCTGGAACGTTAGTGTTCCTGGGCCGAGTCGGCTGTCGATAACTGGCATTTTTTATACCTCCGGGGTATTGTCGATTGTTACGGTGACGAGCAGGTTGAGAGCTGGGAGCGGTTCGGCGTTGACGCCGTTCGACCATGTAGTTGCCTGGTAGGTGTTGGTCTGGAGTGCGGCGGCGGCGTCGTCGGCAGCTGCGTACATTAGTGCGAGGACGCTGGGGCTTGGCGGGTCGGCGCTGACGACGTGGACGGGTACCTCGAGCGTGCGGCTGGCGAGTCCTGTCGCGACGAGGCTCGGCATTCCGACGAGGACGCCGATCGGTGCGGGAAAGAATGCGCCAGCGTCTCGCGTGGCGGGCAGTCCTACGGCGACGAGAACGGCGACGACCTCGTCGAGTGCCTCGGGAACGGTCATGCTGTCACCGGGCGTCGTAAGCCGAGCAGACGATAAATATCGGCCTTGCGCGAGCCGATCACGTCGCCGACAACGTCGGCACCGTCACCGTACCCGGCGAATCCGCTCGGAGCGGAGCGATGCTGGTAGAGGATCGCAGTCCAGAGGATCGCGGCGTAGATAACGCTTGCGGGAATCTCGACGTCTCCAGAGAAGTCAAGATCAGAGCGTAGGCGCTCGACTTCGCTCTTGATCGCACCCGTGCAGTTTTCCAGACGATTATCGACTTCGATGTCGAGCTGGTCTGCTACGTCCTGGGCTTCGATCCACGGCATGTCGTCCTCGAGAGTGTTGGGGGTTGAGTTGGACCCCGCGCCGCAGGGGAAGTGCGGCGCGGGGTTTGCGGTACGGCGAAAGCCGTCAGTATTTCGGGCTAGTCGCTCATCTTGACCGCAGCGGCGAGCTCGACGTCAGTCGTAACAAACGACGTGACGCCCAGTTCGATCTGCATCGTGCCGATCACGTTGGCGCGGAGCTGGAGAGGGTTCGACTCTCGCAGTTCGACGACGTTCGAGTCGGCGACAACGATCGTGCCAGCGGCGAGAGCCGACGTCACGACAATGTCGAGGCCAGCGATCTGACCGGCGATCGTGTTGGCGTTTGTCGAGCCCGTCGTAAACGCAAATGGCCCGGCAGTTGCGAGCAGGTCGGCCCAGACATCTGGAGCCATGTAGGCCTTGTCAGGACGACGACCAGAGTCCGAGTAGACTGCCGCCGACAGGATGCCGACGGTAGCAAGGACGTTGGCGCCACCGGCGAGGCCCTCGGCGGCGTTCGTGAGTGCAAGAGATAGCTTGCCCTCAACTGCCTCGTAGTAGTTCAGAATGATCTGGCGGTAGACTGCCTCGGCAACGCCGCTGCCACGCTCGAGCGAGGCAACCGTCATGCTGACTCCGTACGCCCATTGCATGACGTCGACCTCGTGATTGGTGATCGTGATCTCGTTGGACGGTGTCGGATCGGCTTCCGTGATCCATCCGCCGACGGGAGTCGTTCCCCACAGCGGCTTGTAGAGGTGCATGCCCTCGGCTGGCATTGCTGCGCGGCGCACGTTGTTTGCAAGCGGGCGGTTCTCGGTCAGACCGCCGATAATCTGGCGCGTGTAGAAGTCTGGGACAAGTCCGACGACGGCGGCAACGTCGATCGTGTCGAGGCTGGCCTCGATCAGACGAGCCGACTTAGCGTCGCCCTTCATGGCGCGAACCATATGCTGGACGTAGGCGTCGGCGGAGAGCTCGGCGCGGGCTGGCGTGTTGGCGATGATCGGCGCGAGATCGGCGGCGACCTGGTCGGGCGTGGTTTCCATTAGTTCCTCAATTTCCTCGGTGGGGGTTTCATCGTGCGGGGCTGGGTCGGGGTCGAGCGTGGGGGTTTCGTCGTCGGCGGCAACGCTGGTAACGTCGGCTCCGGCAAACGCGGGAATTGCGACGAGGCTAACCTCAAGCAGGCTGGCGGCGGTGACTGTTACGACGCCGTCGGAATCTTCCTCGCCGGTGATAATGTCAGCACCGATAGAAAGTCCTCCGCGACTACCAGACGCGGCTTGCTCGAGAGCGAGGTCGCCCTCGACGCCGTTGTCGATCTGGAATCGTGCAAGAGCGCCGCTCGGCGTGTCTGCAAGTTCGACGAGGACACCGATCGGACGATTCCGATCGTGTCCGAGTAGCAGCGGCGTCCGGTTTCGTGCCTGGACGAGGCTACCCTCTTGGAAGCGGTAGACGGTGCCGCCGAGGTTTGCGGTTTCGCCGTATGGGACGGCTACGCCTTCGATCGTGCGGGTCTGTGTGTCTGCCGCCGATACGTCAATGTCGAATTGGAGCACGGGTTAGATCCTTCCGGGCGTAAGGTCTGGGGTAGTGGTGCCGAGTGGTGCAATGCCGAGGTAAGATCGCGCCTCGGTCTGGTCGATGACGCCAGCGCCGTAGAGTCCGAGGACGTATTGGCTGGCGGCGTCCGGGTCTGTTCGGAGGAATGCCTGGACGTCGAACCGTACCTCTTGCCCTCTTACCGTCACGCTTTCGAGCGAGAGGGTTCGCTCGATTGTATTGATGAAAGGCGCGCAGGCCTGTTGGACAAATTGCGCCGTGTTTTGGGCTACGTTAGCGTAGAGTAGTGCGGAGCTGTTGCCCGTCGGGCTGGCGCCGATCATGCTAACGGGTACCTGGAACAGTCGGGCGACGTCGGTCGCGGATGCTGCTCGAGCCTCGACGAGCTGTAGGTCGGACGGGTTGAGGTCTTGCCTCGAGTATTCGACGTTCTGGAGAAAGGCGATCGTGTTGGTGCGCCTGGCGGTTTGGAATGCCTCGACGACGGCGTCGGCTTCCTCCTGGCCTAGTTCGTGTCCGACGTTCTGGAGAATACCGGCTGGGAGTTCGACGGTTGAGAGTCGGCGGGCGGCGTCCTCAAGCTCGATAGCGGCGGTAAGTGTTCGCGCCCCATAGTTGAGAATGCCCTCGTTACCGGCGTCAAAAAAGATCACCATACGCGGGTCGACAATTGTGCCGTTGATCTGGAATCCGCTAATCCGATCGTAGTCCGAGAGGTTCTGACTGTAGATCACTTCGCAGTTTTCGGCGGGAATGCGGCGAGCTCTAACGGGGAGTCCGTCCGGGTTTTGGACGGTGCCGATACCGTCACGCGCAAGGATCACCCAGAACGCTTGCCCGTACCAAAGTAGGTCGTCGACGGTTCCGCTGATTGTTGACGTCCACGTTGTCGACGGGTCGGGCTGGGATAGCAGCATCCCCTCGGGCAGTTCCTCGGAGCCGCGATACCGTTCGATATCGAGTCCCGCGATCGTGTTCACGATGAGGTTACGGCAGGACGCGGCGGCGGGAATACCCATAGCGGTCGAGCGCGTTAGACCGATCATTAGGATGGTCTGGAGGTTCGCGGCATAGCTGGGCCCGATGCAAGAGGCAAACGATGCGGTGCGTTGCGGCTTTTTTTCGCCGGTGAAGATTCTGGAGAAGGTTCCCACGCCTCGGAGAATACGCCGTGCGTCGTCGTCACTTTGCGACAGCGACGAGGTGGCGGCGTCGACTGTTCGGCTTGAGTTCGTGTCCGACGCTCCAGACGAGAGCGCGGGCTAGATATATCGGGCCTTCGCTTGCCTTTTGGGAGAGCTGCGAGTGTCCGTCTCGAGACTGGTACGCCGACGCCATTAGTACCTGTTCGGTGAGTGTTTCGTTTCGATTGTGGCGGAGGTTGCCGGCGAGGATCGCTGCTCGAGTCGGCCCGTACCCGGCGACCTGATCGGACGCTTTGACCTCGAGCATCGTCGCGCCCTTTATGTCGGGAATCCTAACGGTGGCGTGGTGCAGGATCGTGACGCCTCGACGGTCGGCGGCGGCGTCCTTGAGCCATCTCCACATTGCGGCATGGGTTGTCTCGACGTGACTCCTAACGTGGACAATGCCGTCGTCATCCATGACGGCAATTACGGCGCCGATCGGCAGGCCGTCGACGCTCGTCTCGACAGCGATTACGCCTGGCGCGTTTGTTGGTAGGTCGACGTCGTCTCCGCATTTTGTCCACGATTGCTCTGGGAGCCAGCTCGTCGCCGAGGTGACCCACCGGTTTAGCATTTGCATAGCAAAATCGTTGGCGGGTTGCAGTCGGTGAAATTGCTCGACTTGTTTCTCGCGGCGAGCGTTCCAGATCGGCGACGCTTGCCGCCACGCTTCCCGATCGTCGACGGCGAGATCGGGCGACGCTGACCACTCAAGCAGTAGTACATCGGCGTGTTCTGGATCGTCGAGCTGGGCGATGCCTTGCTCTCGAAAGTTGCGGAGCAAATCCGACCGCGACTCTCCGGCTGTCGAGACGAGCCAGAGTTGGCTCGAGGTTCGCTGGAGCATGGTCGGCATGATTCCAGATACGACAACGTCCTCGTCGACGTGCCACGCCTCGTCGACGAACGCCATGCTAATGGAGAGGCCCGGCCCGGCTGTCATGTTGGCGGCGGCGATCATCCATTTAGACTCGTCGGGTAGCTCGATTGATTCCTGCCCGTTAGCCTGGCGTACTTTGGCGTCGGCTTTGACCTCAAGCAGGCGGGCGCTCATCTGCCAAATCTCTCGAGCAATTGCCCGGTTACTTGAGACGTGCAAGAGGGTTTGGGGTTCCTCGAATCGGTCGGCCTGAAACAGTCGCCATGACATGACGCCACGGGAGAGCGTACTTTTTCCGCATTGGCGGGGTACCGTAAGTACGACGACGGGCCAGCGGAGCTCGCCGGTGTCTGTGACCTCGAGAGCTCGTCGGACAACGTACGCTTGCCAGTCCCAGAGTTCCATGCCGAGCCAACGGTCGAGCCAGTCGATACACTCGTCGCCAAGTGTGCCGACGACGCTTGAGTCGGGGCGTGTTTCCAATCTTGGAGCAACGAACCCTCCGGGATCGTCGCCAATGTTTTCGGATCGTGGAGAAAGAGCTCGAGATCGTGGCGTCTCGGCGCGTTTCGTTTCGGAGAGAGAGAGGCCCAC